GAGTGTGTCAGAGCCTACGGTGGTGATGAAGACAGAGTTATTGAGAACGGTAAACTACTTTGGTTACGAAGAGAAGAAGAACAGATATGGCAACCACCCAAGTTCACAGATTCAGATCAGGACTAGAAGAGCGTAACGCTAAGTACCTTACAAAGAAACGTGTCAAGTTTGAGTACGAGACACTAAAGGTACAGTGGCGTGATATGAGAGTAAGGAGGTATACTCCTGACTTTATCCTACCCAACGGTATCATAGTTGAGACTAAGGGTAGGTTTACTCTACCTGACAGGAACAAACACAAGTGGATACAAGAGCTACACCCTGAGCTTGACATAAGGTTTGTCTTTAGTAATCCTTACCAGAGACTAAACAAGGGTGCAAAGAGTACCTACGCAGACTGGTGTAACTATCACGGCTTCTTATTTGCTAAAGAAATAATACCACATGACTGGGTAAAAGAGAAAAAAAAGAAGATATGCTTGAACAAGGTACTCTAACATGATACCTATATTGTCTAATACTAATGATAACATAAGATACTTTGATATTGAAGGGATGAAAAATGCAAGTTAAAGTACACCAATATCTCGAAGGTCCGATAGACCAAGGAGATAAGTGGGTATTACTGTGTATGATTGAAGAAAAAGGTTTGGTCTTTGATGAAGAGTTAGAGTTCAAAGATTTCAATGCTGCTTATAACTTTATGAACAAACTAAAGCAAGCAACTACACCTATACTTCACGAAAAAGAAACTTCCCTTTGGATACATTAAGGCTTGACAATGTTTGATCACGATAGTAAGATAGAAGCTCTTGTCAATAACTACGGACTACAGTTATTGATGGAACAGAATGATTTGGATGACGAAGCAATCATAAGAAAGTTGGTGGACGATGGTACTATCAACGTGAATGATTACTTTTATTTAGATGTTGAAATAAAACAGTGGAAGGAACAAGAACAGTGATAACTTTAGACGATATAAATGCTTTTCAATACTACAACCAAGACCCTCTTGATATGGACAATTATCAAAAGCAAGCTGCATCGACAGCTATCTACGATAAGAAACACGCAGTGATCTACCCTGCTTTGGGTCTAGCTGCTGAGGCAGGAGAGGTAGCAAACAAAGTCAAGAAGATTATGAGGGATGGAGACTTTGATCGTGAGGCTATAGCTGACGAGATAGGAGATTGTCTTTGGTATATAGCTGCTCTGTGTAGAGACTTGAATGTTGACATGGAGACAGTAGCTTACAGTAACCTAGAGAAGTTACATAGCAGACAGAAGAGAGGAACACTAAGAGGCAATGGAGACAAGAGATGAACTACTGTGATATGAGAGGTTTGATATGGCCTTTCTTATTCTGTGTGTTTGTTATCTGTATACTACCAGTTCTATTGGTAGATAATGCTAAGTATTGTAAGCAGAGTATTGTGCCATGCTATCCGTGGACTACACCTGAATGACACCAAGGGAATCAGCAGAGATAGAAGCAAACAAAACATTTGAACTGTTTATACTTTGGTCAAAGAGAACTACATTAGTAGCTATATTCTTTCTACTATTTGTAGTTTTTAAATGTAACAATGGCGTAGAGGATGGAGAGTTTGCAACAGGAAGTAAATACAACGGTGAAGTTTACTCACCTACAAACATGGGAAAAGATAAATGAATAACTATTTACCAACCGATTACCAAGCGTTCATACATACATCAAGGTATGCACGTTGGTTAGAAAAAGAACAACGAAGAGAAACTTGGGCTGAGACTGTTCAAAGATACATGGATAATGTAGTCATACCTGTCATGGGTGAAGACAGCTTTGTCAAACAGATAGAAGAATCAATCCTTAACCTAGAGGTTATGCCTAGCATGAGGGCTATGATGACTGCAGGTAAAGCGTTGGATAGAGACAACACATCAGGCTACAACTGCAGCTACTTACCTGTCGATGACCCTAAGTCTTTCGATGAGGCTATGTTTATTCTTTTGTGTGGCACTGGTGTAGGTTTCTCAGTAGAGCGACAGTTTGTACAGCAGCTACCTGAAGTACCTGAGCTTTACGAGAGTGATACCACAGTTGTTGTTAAGGACAGTAAAGAGGGTTGGGCTAAAGCTTTCAGACAGATACTAGCCTTGTTGTGGGCAGGAGAGATACCTAAGTGGGATGTGTCAAAGGTCAGACCTGCAGGTGCTAGGCTAAAAACATTTGGTGGTAGAGCTAGTGGTCCTGCTCCTTTGGTTGACTTGTTTAACTTCTCTATAAAGATATTCAAGGATGCACAAGGACGCAGACTATCATCAATAGAGTGTCACGATCTTATGTGTAAGATTGGTGAGGTTGTAGTAGTTGGTGGTGTCCGTAGGTCAGCTATGATTAGTCTGTCTAACTTGTCAGATGATAGGATGCGACACGCTAAGTCAGGAGACTGGTGGACTAACGATCCTCAACGTGCATTAGCTAACAACTCTGTAGCCTACACAGAGAAGCCTGACAGCCTGTCATTCATGCGTGAGTGGATGGCTCTAGTCGAGTCAGGTAGTGGTGAGCGAGGTATCTTCAACAGAGAAGCAAGCAAGGCACAAGCAGCTAAGTATGGTAGACGTGATCCTGACTGGCAGTTTGGCACTAACCCTTGCTCAGAGATTATACTTAGGCCATACCAGTTCTGTAACTTGACAGAGGTTGTTGTCAGGTCTAACGATAACTTCGCTGACCTAGGACGTAAGGTAAGGATAGCTACAACCCTAGGAACTATACAGTCTACCTACACTAAGTTCCCATACCTTCGTAAGATATGGAAAGACAACACAGAAGAAGAGCGTTTGTTAGGTGTATCTCTAACAGGCATAATGGACAACCCTTTATTAACGAGTAAAACTAATGGTCTATCAAAGAATCTCGAAAACCTTAGACAGGTTGCAGTTAACACAAATACTAGTCTGGCTGATACTCTTGGGATTAATCCTTCCACTGCTATTACCTGCGTCAAACCTTCAGGAACCGTCAGTCAACTCGTTGACAGCGCCTCAGGTATCCACGCAAGACATTCCAAGCACTACATCAGAACAGTAAGGGGTGACAACAAAGACCCACTGACAGCCTTTATGAAGGATCAGGGCATACCTAGTGAACCTTGTGTAATGAAACCTGATCAGACTACAGTGTTCAGCTTTCCTATCAAGTCACCAACCAACGCTATAGTTACTGAAGATATGTCAGCAGTAGATCAGCTAGAGACATGGCTTATGTATCAGAGGCATTGGTGTGAGCACAAGCCTAGTGTGACTATCAACGTCAGGAAGGATGAGTGGTTTGAGGTAGGAGCGTTTGTCTACAAACACTTTGATGAGATGTCAGGCGTGTCATTCCTTCCTTACAACGAACACACCTATCAACAAGCACCCTATCAGAGCATAATGAAGAGTGAGTATGTGACATTATTGTCACTCATGCCAGAGAAAATAGATTGGTCAGCCTTGACAGATTACGAAAAAGAAGATAGTACTAACTCAAGTCAGACGTTTGCTTGCACTGGTGATGTCTGTGAAGTAGTAGATATAGGAGCTTAGAATGCACGAAGAGGAAGAAGAGTTTTCGATAGAAGAAATGTTGGATGAGATAGAAGATATAGACATAGACACTGTAATAAATAAGCCACCTCACTATGGAGATGGCGAGATAGAGTGTATTGATTATATGAAGGACAACATGGACGCTATGATGTTCATGGGTTACCTAGAGGGTAACTGCAAGAAGTATATGCACAGGTACAGATACAAAGGTAAACCTGTAGAAGACCTGAAGAAAGCTTTGTGGTACTTAGAAAGGTTGATACATGAGGTGGAGGGAAAGTAAATGTTTAGTGCTATAATTCTAGCCTGTAATATGTCAGTTACAGACTGTAGAACCTTTGGTACACCTAGGGTTTTTAACACAGAAAAAGAATGTGTAATATCTCTTGCTGATGGTAGGTTACAAATCGAGGCACAGGGTTGGATGATTATGGATTCTCATTGTTACCATTGGGGTCAGAAGGTATAAAAAAGGAGGTCTACTTATGACCTCTTCTTCTTTCTTTTCTTTCCTGATGCTGTTGTGGACCAAGATACTCTCTTCGGTCCTTTCTTTTTGGCAGCTTCCTTCTTGGAGATTCTTCCTGCCACCGACTTCGGACGACAGGCTGGATACGGACGCTTGCTTCCCTTAGCCTTCTTACGTCCACAAGGTTTGCCAGTCTTAACATCAACCCAATCCTCAGCAAACCATTTACCCAAGCCACCCTTAGCCATTATCCTCTAGCCCTTTTCTTTGCTGTAGCACTAAGGTCTTTGAAGTGATACAACCTCTTACTTGTTTTACCGTGGGTCTTACCTGAGTGTACCTGTCCGTTAGGCATCTTGTGAGTAGCACCTTTGTATTCCCTGCCATCTCTAAAGTAATGCTTTACACCTTTAGCCATATCAACAACACTCACATTCTGGATTACACTTGCGATTTCTTAATGCACACCAAAGTCTTTTCAAGTATCTTCTCATTTCTTTTTCTTTCCCTTTTTCATTTTCTTTAACTTATCAAAGTCAGCCTTTGTAATCTTATTCCTTGGTGGAGCTACAGCAGCTATCCTCTTTTGTTTAGGTGAATACTTTGAAGTTGGCATTATGCTTTCCTCTTCTTCTTTACTCTGTTATCTTTACCTGACCATGTACCACCCTTAGATTTATACCACTTTGAAGCCCAAGCATTTGCATAAGCACTAGGGTAAACCTTGAATTTTTTTCTTGCTGCTGCTTTGGCTCTTGACCAAAGTGCAGGATTGTTTGGTTTTGGTTTAGACATTACTTACCTCTACTATTTTTTATTTCCCATCGCAGTGAACCCAAAGTACGCTCCTACAAGTGCTGATACAGATACAACGTAGATGTTAGCTATGTCAGCTATCAACATTGCAGCAGTCTCTTGACCAATTACTGTACACAGAAAGATACCTAAAGGGTACAACACCATACCTGATAGAGCAAACCAAGTCATGTTGCGTTGGGCATCACGCTTGGCATCGTCATCCTCAATTTTTCTACGTCTATCTTCTAGGTAAAGCTGACGCTCTTCGGCATCTAGCTTACCGTTTTTATCTAAGTCGTATTCTTCTACCATTAAAAATCTACCCAACCCATAGCGACTAGTAAACCTAGTGCCCCACCACATATCAACAAGAAGATTACTACAGTAATAAAAGCCATCTCAGCGTTTTCTTTTATTCGTTCAGCGTCTAGTCTTGCTTGTCTTTCTGCTTCTTTTCTTTCTTGAGCAATCTCTCTACGAAGTTTGAGTAGTTCCTGATAAGCAGAGTAGCCAATAGTGTTAACAATGAACTCTCTCAATTCTTCTTCAGCTTGTTTAGCCTGTTGACGTTTCATAAACGTGTCCAGAGCTTCTTCATTTGTGCTACTGAAGGGGCTTTGTTTTTTCTTTTCGTGATCCTTCTTTGCGCTGTCTACACTGTCAAAGAAACTACCTAGTTCCTTGGACATAGACGAGAGTGCCTTACCTGCGCTGATCCCACCCTTGACCATCGCCAATGCGCTGAGTGGATCAATCATGGTTAGTGCCTCGGATCAAGCATATCTTTGTGATCACGAGTGATGAACTCTAGTGTCTTTTCTAGCAGGGCTACTCTCTGTTGTAGCTCAACGATACGCATTATACTTAGGCTCATACCGTCTATCTCATCCCATAGCTCGTCAGTTTCATCGTACAGGTCTGCTTCAGTCTCAGCCATGACACCGACTATCTCGTTTATGTTGTCTTTGTTTTGCTCAATATCCCTGATCATATTTACTTTGTCAGTCGTATTACTTTGAGCGTCTAGTATTGCTACAGTCTCTTCTAGATTAGCTATTATAGAAGCTTGCTCTGAGGCATACCACACCATACCACCCAATGAACTACAGATGATACCAATTACTGCTATATTTACTTTAGGTAACTCCATCTACTCTACCACTTCTTACATGACCAGTATCGTGCAGTCATCTTATCTTTAGCTGTATCACACTTGTGCCTTGCACGAAAAGATTTTCTACGTTTAGGGTTATTCTTTTTGATTGTCATGTTGGCATCACCAAACCTGATGATCTTTTCTTTACCACCCTGACAAGCCTTGACAACAAACTTCTTACCGCCAGAAACCTGACGCTTAGGACTGTTGCACTTCATCTTTGATTTGTCTATCTTAGCCACGATACCTACCGAATGTTATAGTTTTTAAGAAGCCTCTCCATATCTCTATAGGTGACGGTAGCATCCACCCTAGTACAGCTAGTAGTATCATCCACATAGGTATGTCTTGGTTTAGTACCTTGACGTTACCTGCGTCACCATCAATGCTGAACGCACCCTCTGACTGATTGACGTTTACGTTCTCACCTGATATGTCTCTACTCTGGTCAATGGCTGACTGATTGTT